CCTACAAATGCTTTTCTTGGTGTACCATATTTTGTAAACCAAGGTTTTAAGTCATTTACATCCTCAGCCCATGTACAACTTCCTACACCATTAATAAACTGATATTTTTTTACTTTATCTGTATCTTCTTCTTCAATTTTGTTTTCCTTTACTTTATCCTCAAGAAAGAATGTTACTTTGTCTTTTTCCTTGGTTTTAGTGTTTTCACCCCAAAAATCTAAGCGTAGTGTGGTGTTACCATCCCTACTTTCTCCTAAATAATCAGCAGCTTTGCTGTCTTCTGATAGGGTTATGCCTAACAAACTCTTATACTCTTCTATTGTGGGATTTACTGCAATCACCTTAAATTCCCCAAGTCCTACTTTTTTTACTTTAGCCTCTAATTGTTCTCTTTGATTTCCTTGAACTGCCATATTTTTCTTTGTTTAAATTGTTAATTATGCTCCTACTAATTTGTAATATACTTCTCCATTTATATTAGCCTGACTTCCGTCTGTGAAAATTACAATAAATGTGTCTCTTTTAATTATAGACTTACTGATTTCAAAGATTGGTCCTCTGCTATATATTTCTGTTAAAGTGCTTAAATTTCTCATTCGTAAATTGTTATAGTTTTTTCTTTTGGTTTTACTTCTTTTACACAATCCCATCCTCCATCAAAATCTGTTCCATAATGAGACTGATAATACCCTGTCACTTTTAGATATACATCATGGTCTGTAAAATGATATGTTCTAGTCCAATGGCTTCCCTCATCTTCACCACCTGTACTATGTACACATTTATTAGGTCCAGCTACATCTTCTTCTGCTCCATCATATGCAAAGCTAGCAACTTCATCTACTTCTTTTAATTTGTCAATAATTTCTTGTGCTGTTAATTTATTCATATGTATTTATTGTTTTTGTTGTTGGCTTCACTTCTCTCATATCATGCCATTCTTCTCCTACATGAGATTGTCTTGTTCCTAAAAATTGTACAAATATATCAAATTCTGGGAAATAAAACACTCTATTTAATGAAGAATCTTCATTTCCATAAGAGTCATGATTTTCTTCATCATTATTTTCTCTAATTTCTGCATTTAATGGGTTTTTCTCATTATCAAAGAAATCATCCATAAATCTATAAATAAAATCAGCTTCTTTACTACTATAATCATTTTTATAGTGTTCTTTAAGCTTTTCTTTAAGCTTTTCAAATTGGCTCATACACTGTAATTGTTTTAGCTCTTCCTTGTACAAATTCTACAGAAGATAATGAATAATCATATCCATAACTATCTGTAACATAAGTTTCTTTCATAAAAACATTTTGTGGAAAACTAGGGTGTTGATAATATATAAATTTTTCATTATATTCTCCCTGATCACCCTCCATATTTACATCTACACCCTGGTGTCCCTTTTGTTCACTTTTTTTATACTTTGACTTGTTTGTTAATAGATCTTGCAGGTCTTTTAACAATATACTTTCTTCTTTCATTGTCTGTATTTTTGATTTTTTCATTTAAATATTCTATAAAATTGTATTCTGCTTTGCAAAGTCTTTTATAATTCTCTAATATCCATATAGCTTCCCAAATTGGGGCATGGGATAATATAAACTTTTTAAGCATTCTTCCATAAGCATGTCTAAAATGTATGTTTGGCCATCTTTCAAAAGCCATAATATATACTTCTTCTCTTACAAGAGCCTCTTTTTCTAATTCTGGTAACGCTTGAAATTTATTTTCATCTACCTCTACTTCTGCTCCATTTTTTAACACTTTATTAAATGTAGGAACAGATTTAAGAAGAGTGTGTAACCAATCATGGTCATATTCACATTCTACAGCATTATCAAAAAACTTAGAAGCTGACATTTTTAAATCACTCCTTTTATTGTTTCCATGTAATTCATTGTGAAACCTATATAGTTTCCAAAAAAGAGGGTAATTTAATATGCACCCTTTTTCCCTCAACCATGTAGCATCCCATTCATGCTTTTCCCAATTTATGTCCCAAAATAAATGAGACATTTTAATTGTGTAAAGTATATCTGGATCACAAATTATATCTTTTCCCCAAGGTCTGTCATAATATTCCCAAAGCACAGGATTTATTAAATATTCTGTGTTTTTGGGTTTTTCTTCTCTAAACAACCAATTAGGCCCATTTATACAAGCATAATCTGTGTCTTTAGGAACTCTTGGAAAATCAGGAAACCAATGTTTTATTGCTGTGCTTCCTATTAGTATCATTTTATTTATAAATGTTATCCCAATATGTTGTTATTTTTCCATCTTTTTCCTTTTTAGAAATGAGGATTTTACCACTTAAATGGGGTGCTCTACTTCCTGCTACAATACTGTCATTTAGCACATTAAAATTTAAATAACGTTCATCCCCATCTGCTATTAATTTAGCTAAAGAGGTCACTTTAGATGCAAATATGCGCTTTAATTGTCCTGTTAAAGCAATTTCACTTCCTACCACTTGTTCTTTTCCATCTTCTTTAATAAATTTATCAACAATGTGAGCAGCATATATTCTATAAGGGGAAATTTGCCTAAAAATTTCAATTTGATCTAAAAACCACTTTCTTGTATGTTGATAACCAGCTCCATCTGGAAGTGTAAGAACAGATCTCCAATTAGCAGACCCATATTCAAGTTTAGCACCAGCTACATCTCTATTAAATTTTTTCCCTATAATAGTTTCCATGTATGCCAATGTACCTCCTATTTCAGATAAAGTGTCTAAATCTGAAAGTCCATCAATAATTAAAAATTCATATTTTCCTTTGTTTTCAAGGAGAATTTTACGATATTTTACATAATTTTGATAGGCTTCAATTAGAGATGTTTCTTGGGAAGGATAAACAGAAATTTTACGAGCTTCTATATACTCATACCCTCCTTTTTCTAAGTCAAACACTAAAGCGTTGTTTTTTTTAGTAAAATCTCCAAGTATAGTCCCTTTACCGCATTTTGGTATGCTTATAACAACTAAGTCCCTTGGCCATGCAAAATCATCTACTTTAGAAATATTATCAGGTAATGTTAATTCGCTTTCTTGTTTTGCCATATTTTTTATTTAATTTAAATACAAATATACAAAAATTTTAACCAGCAACAGTGTGTTTTTCAATATATTCTGCAATTTCTTTGAAAGATTTTCCTTCATCATTTAAATTAGCTAATATTTTAGCCAATCTGCTGTTTTCATTTCTATTCTTTTTTCTTCCAAATAATGCAGAAGGAAGACGATTTTTCCATTTTTCATCTAATCCTGAAGGCATTCCTTCTCCATTCATAGGGCTAATATCTACACCACTTATTCTACAGGCCACTCCTAAACAACAATATTGATGTTGTGAACCTATTTGGCTATGTAGTGTGCTTGATGTTTGTTTATAACTTCCGTTTGTTAGAGCTTTTAACCATTTTGTTCTAAACTCTTTTGGTAATTTTATTTTTGACATAATTATTTAATTTTTAATTTTTCTACACATTCTTTACATAAACATTTTTCTTTAATCACACGCCAGCCATTTTCATAAAATGTGTTTATTGCTGAAAATTCGTCTGTTCTGTGTGTTTCCGTTCTTCCACATTCACAAAATAAATATACATCTGTTATAATGAAATCAAACAGCTCAGATGCATCTATTACATCTTCTTTTTTTATATGTAACTCTCCTTAATTTTTACTATATGTTGATTATTTTTAATTGTTTTATTTTTTATCCTGTAAAAAATAGTCCATCTACTTTCATTTAAATAATTACATATTTCTTCCATATTACCAGATTTTATTATTTCATTATTATTAATATCCTGTAAAACATATTTGTATTTTGATGGTTTTAACATCTTATTCTTTTTTATTGCTTTTTCAATAGGTAATCCTCTTTTTAATCTATTATAAATTAATTGATAATCTTGCCTATTTATTTTTGCAAAAAATTGGCAAAAGTCATGAACTTGCCATTGTTTTTTATCATAAATTATATAATTATTATTACTATAATAAGTATCATTAACAACATTGTTAAAGAAATTATAATCTTCTAAATATCTGTAAGTTATATTGTTTTTACACTTGTGTTTGTTTCTGCAAATACTTGCAATGTTGTTAATCTTATTAATTCTGCTAGCCTCTCTCGAACTTTTATATTGTTCTATTATTTCATACTTTTCATTAATTTTTACTACTTTTTTACAAGAAGAATGATTTTGGTGTTTTATTTTTTGTTCTTCTGTAAATTTTCTAGAATATCCATTAATACCATCTCCTCCATTAGTCATATTAGCTAATATGCCTGTTTTTAAATCAATTCTACCATAAAGATTAATAAATTCTTTCTCTTTTTCTTTTATAAAACATATATTTTCAGACTCATATAGTATTTCAATATCATAATCTGTTTTAGAAACTATTAGATTCCAAATTTTAGAATTTTTTCTTATTTTTGAGTAAGC